AGTCAAACCAATCATCTGACTCGGCCTTAAGTACTTCGTACATCTTAGTCTCTAGAGACTCGATAGCTTCTATCTTAGGGTCTATACCCTCATCTAGCAACTCAAAGCAGTAATCCATATCGTACTGGTCTCCTACGTGATTGTACTTAGGTTCTTTAACTTTTTTCAAGTCATTAAAGATAATTGAGCGAAGTGCAAAAAACATATAGCCTTTACTAGCCTTCTCTCCCTCTACTATCTTGTCGTATAGGTCATCGTATCTAAGTAGCTTTATGTAAGCTTCCTGAACATAGTCCTCTGCATAGTTTCTGACCTTAAAGTTGTTACCAGCTAAACTCTTAGCAGCGTCAACAAAGTCAGAGTGGTGTACTGATAATAACTCTATAGCTTTATACTTCGACATACCAATCTATTGTTAAAATTACAAATGCAAATCCTAACTGGTAGTGGTAACCAGTCACACCTTCCTCTAGTTCAGCTTCACCAAAGACAAAGCCAAACATTAAGCCTTTAACGAAGCTCACTCGTATTGCAGCATTATCGTTAGTCTGATATACATAGACTGCTAAAAACGCTAGTATTAAGATTCCTAATGTTATCATTAAAATTCTAGTTTAGTATCTACTTTTACAGAGCCCTCTATTACGGGTACTCCAGCGACAGTGAACTGGCAGTTGGCAGGCATCATTCTCATTGAGATTGGAGAGTCCATAGGTGTTGGCCTTCCTCCTGTTTCTGTTTCCTTAACCTTTACCACGTGGATGTCGCTGTACATCCATCTCTCTGGATGCTGCGTATACCTGTGAATTGAAACTACGTCATCAGCACGGTTTCCCCATTTACCGCCTCCTTCAACGTCAGCCATTGAACAAGGTTGTGGGAATCCAGCCATCTCGTGGTCAGCTGGGTGCTTTCTACGTAGTGCTTCTGTAACACCGTGACAGTTAAGCCACATAGATACGTTATTCTCTTTACAAAATAATCTAAACTCAGAAGCTATTTGATAGTCATATTCGTGACCACCGACCGAGCGTAATAGCTGAGGGTCTTTAGCTAGTGAGTTATAAGGGTCTACCAGTAAGCCGTCAAAGTCAAATACTTCTTTAATCTTTTTTGCTTCGCTCATCAATACTCGAGCTGTGTAGATTTTCTCTACCAGAATGATTTTGAAGTGTTCATTGACCCATTCGAGCTCTGATTCAATTACTGAGTCTGGTAACTGTTGGATAGGCGTAGCTGTTTTGAACTCTATAAGCTTCCTTGCAATACTATAATCAGTATTTTCACTTGAGAAAATCAAGAATTTTAAGCCGTGTTTCATAGCATACGCTACCAATAGATACAAGATGACAGTAGTTTTACCAGTGTTGGCGTGCCCTATACATATATTAAACGCACCTCTCTTAAACCTTAGCCACTCGTCAACCTCTGGGATGTTAAGACCTAGACCTTGCTCTATGCGGTCGTACTTAACGTCCATTAATTTTTCTTTAAGGTTTTTTACTGTAGCTATCATAAAAGAGAGGTTTTAGTTTCGTTTAATACTTTAATTAGAATGGCAAATCGGGAGTTCCACGCCCAGCTGTAGACTGCTCAGAAGATGTAACACCTTCCTCAACTCTGTCTGCAACTTTGATAGCTCCGTCTGTCCATACTACTTTACCATTACCTACGTAAGTCTTAGCTTCTTTAGCTTCTCTCTGCTCTTTAGTCTGAGAGATAAATGCAGAAGCGTTCTGACCGTACTGGTTAGTGTCATCGTTAACACTGATAGTGATGTTAGCCCAACCTTTCTCGTTGAACGTCAATTTGTCTTTATTAAGACCTAATGTTACTAATGTAGCCATTATATTAAGGGTTTTATTATTATTAAACTGAACTTTGTGCTAATTGTTTCTTAACGTCAGCACTCACGTCATACTTAGACTCGATTTGCTCTATTGAGCCACCGTCTTTAACGAACTGTACAGCTTTGACAAACGCATCTGTATTAGCCTTTAATGCTGGCTTGCCCTTACCGTGGGTATTGGTAGCGTCAGCGTCTGCTGTGTCATCAATTAATAGAAGGTTACCGAGTGCATACTTTTTGCCGTAGCTAGAGGCGGAGCCGTACTGCTGTGCAGTGGCCATACCCTTTTGGTTTAAATCAACACCTACAATAGCTGTAGCTGAATGACCCATACCACTTTCTACGTCAAAGATAGTAGCTTCTGACTTAATTACAGCGTCAGCTACTAGTTCCTCAGTTACTGAAAACATTACACCGTACTTAGCGTTGAATGGTTTTAGTGACTCAAGGATGTCCTCAGCAGAGCGAAACTTATAGCCTCCGAACTTATTAGTCCTATTCTTAGCTACCTTAAGCTCTTGCTGAATTAGTGAAAGTTTCTCTTTAATATTCATATTTAGAATTAATTATGGTGCAAATATAAGTATAATAAATTTACTGTGCAAGTTTTTTCTTAACTTTTTTTCACAAAGTCGTAAAGTTCTATAGCCTCCATTAGGTAGCTCCAAGTTGCGAGCTCACGCTGTAGACCTCCTTTAGTTATCTCTAGCAGTTCTTCATTGACCTTAGTTACAAAGACTCCATCAATCTCTTGCTGGTTTCTTACTATACGTCTCTTAACGTCCTCTAGGTTTGCGATAACTTTGTTATATGCTCTCTCTCGAGCTTCCGTTTTGTCTATCATAGTGGGATTTGTTTATAAGTAAAGCAATAGCTCTGACTATAGTAGCCACACAAAAACTAGCTAAGATACCTATTTCGAATGCATAGATATTGTCTATAATGGTAGACAGAACTCCATACCATAATATAGCAGTACAAATATCCCACACAATAACCATAGTTATTACTAGTGGAAGAATAGTGTACTTAAACTCCCTACAGAGGTAAGAAGCTGTAACTGTGGTAGTTACTAGTGGTATTATGTATAAGAATCCTATAAGTAGACTCATTGTTTTACTTTGTTTGATGCAAACATACGAAAATAAAATGAAACTACCAAATTAAAACGACTGTTTCTTTTTTATCTCGTCAAGTTTATCCTTATATATGTCTATAAGGTACTGTAAGTGTACAGCGTCAAATTTAGCCACCTTGTGAGACTTCTGCATTAGTTCGTCAGCTTTATCCTGACCTAAAGCCTGACCGTACTCATACTGTCTGCCATTTAAGAATCTATTGCAATATCTATGCTGAAAGTGGACGTTATCCTCATCCCATCTAGTTGAGAGATGTCTGCGACCTACGAAGTGACCAGCGTCACCTTCTGAGTAGTGAGTTTCTTTACCGCAGTCTATACACTTACCGAAGCCAGTGTGGTTATCTACGTCACGTCTACGTATATACTCGCTAAATATCTTATCTAGCTTAGCTTTTAACGTCTTTATTTTTACTTTGCGTGCCATAAACAAAAAAACCCAGCTGGCAAAACCCCCTAAACCAACTGGGCATAAAAAAAGTTACAAAGGGTCTTTATTTAAAAACAAGAAAATATGTCACTGACACCTTGTCAGGTAAATAAATTTGCATTTGTCAAATATTTTTCGTAACTTTGCCTAAATTCTTAGACTAGCTTTAGTCAGTCTACTATCTGCTACATAAGAAGCTACCTTCATAGAAGTAGTGCCACTTAAGAAGTAGACTTCCTAGAAGTGACCTTCCTAGAAGTTTTCTACAAAACCTAGAAGTTAACTAAGTTACAGCGTGTCAGAGGATAGCTATGCTCAAAAAAAAGAGCCAAGTTTTCTTTTTCACTTGACCCCTTCTGTTTTTGTTGTTTAGAGCTTACAGTTTCCGATACTTCTCGAAAGACCTTCCAGCGAAGTAAGCTGTGTATACTGTTATAAGTAGAGTCTTTAGCAAATCAATCCAGCTAGTATCTACGTTGAAGTTCCAATTCATAGAATCAGAGATAGCTATGAGTAAAGTAGCTACAGTTAAGAATATAAGAGCCAGAGGTCTCACGTTCTTACTTAGCCAGTTATCCGATTCCATATCGTACTTCCAGCGGTTAGTTACATCCTCCTGAGCCTTCATATCCAATTTAACGAGCTCTAAAGCGACTTCTCTCTGCTCTTGTGTTAATTCATTAGAGTTGTCAGATAGTTCCTTAATAGCTCCCGAAACGTCTCCAGACGTGAGCTTAGCTACTACGTCTAACGCTTTGCTAAAGTTGACGCTTCTAAGGAAGTCACCTACTCTAGTAGTGCCATTCTTTTTTTTATAATCTCCCATTAGTAAAAGTTTTCTTTTTTAGTATAATCCCATCTAGCTTTCGTTCCTCTTACATCGTAGTGAACAAAAGTATTATATAACCCAAGACCGCCTTCTTTCATACAGCCTTGCTCTATCAGTTTTTCTATAATTAAGTACAAGTCCTCAGTGTCTAAGTCTTTAACTTTTATATCCGCAGCTTTAGCTAATAGATGCTGGCTTCGTACTGAGCCGCCTACAGACTGATTATGCTCTGGAGTTCTGTAGCTACTATTCACTTTAATAGGCTCTCCTAAGAAGTCTCTAAGCTCTTGTAAGTTCTCAGCCAACTCTATTACGTTATCCATTAAGTGTTCAGGAACTCTAGTTCCATCTTTGCACTTAAATTCTCTTAGCGTGAAGTTTGTAGTTAATCTCATTTTTTTAAATTAAAATACCAGCCTATGATACCACCTATGGTAGTGAACAGTCCAGCTAGCATAGCTATAGCTAGCTTATAAGCTCTTATGAAATTACTAAAAGTCATTAGACGCTTCTCCAAGTCATCAACTTGCTTAACAAGACCCTTTTTACCGACCGACTCGTCAGACTCTAAGATGTTTAGAACCTTGTCCATTTTCTTTCCGTTCTCAACAAGAGACTGCTCAGTAGTCTTCCTAAAGAAGTCTACTTCATTCTCTAGCCGAGTGATTCGGAAGTCTTGTGTTTCGTCTTTACCCACTTGTTAAGGTTTATGGAGTTGTTAGTGTTTGCAGTTCTTCGTCTGTTAAGGCTTCGTTAAAAGCTACCGCCTCCTTTATTTCAATTGACGGTAAAAACGAAGTTAAGTTCTCCGCAAAACCAATCTGTTGCTTTGCTGATGAAGTAAAACTACAAACCGTGTCACTTCCTACTGATGAACCGTTAATGTAAAATTTAACATCATTTGCTTTGTATCTTATAGCTGCTTTGTAGTTGGCTCCTTCTGTAATTGAACCCCCTGAAATACTAAACTGTGTAGTATCATTGTCACCACCAAGCGCCTTAATCTGTCCGCTTTGAAATCTAATGTCAACTTGACCTACATTTGAAGAGCCTGTTGTTCTAATTTGAAACATAACTTGTAAGTCTGATGTGTTTTGAGGTACAAACTCTAAAAACAAAGTGCCCTCTGTTTGACCTAAAAGCGATTCCACACCTGTTTTATTGCAGATGTCAGCTTGTCTAGTTTCAGTGCTTCCTGATGTTGGTATGTAGGATGTTGGATAGCTTCCGTTCTCTATTTGTGGCATAGAAAAATAAG